CCGCGTGACTCCGGTTCTGTGCACGGTGTCTGAGTCTGGAGACCTTGAACCGGTTCGGCCTCCGTCCGAGTGGCAGTGGGAACGGTTCGCGGACATGTTCAAGCGGTTCGATTGTTTCGACTTAGCCCGTCAGGGTAGGGCAATTGACGCGCACTGATTCCCCGTCCGGTGTCATGTGGGAAACCGCGTGGCATCTGGCGGGCAATCGCTGCCCGATTCAAACAACATGAAAACCACAGTTACAAGCTATCAATTCGTCGAATCCTTCCGCGCTTGCGGGAGGGAAACCCAATTCAGCCGCCCCGCTCTTTTCGCTCTTTTCGACTATCTCGAAGACTACGAGGACTCTTGCGGAGTGGAGTTGGAACTTGATCCCGTCGGGATTTGCTGTGAGTGGGTCGAATACCCTTCCGCGCTTGCGGCTGCTAAGGAGTACGGTTTCGGGGAAGTATGCGGTGATGACACGGACTGCGAGCCTGAGGCTTTGGAGTGGCTCCGCGATCACACGCAAGTCGTCGAATTCACCGGAGGTGTGGTCATCCAGTCCTTTTGAACACATGAATACCGTCCTAATCCAACTCCCGACGGAGCCGTCCTATTGGGGAAGTTCCGCGACTGCCCGTGACGTGTCCCGAATCTTGGACAACCTCGAAGAGATGATAGAATACCGTTTCAATGAGTTCGTGGAACTCCGGTTTGAGCGTGTCCAAAACCCAAGGGGATGCGGTGTCCACTGCGACTGCGACGAGACAGTCGAAACAATCCATCGATGGATGGAGGAGAATTGGGAGGCCGCACTTTGAAACCCCTCCTTCGAGTCCTAGGTTACCTTGGGCTTTGCCTCCTTTTCACTCTGCTTCTCATTCTATCGGCCCTCGCCGGTAACTAATCCAAGCCAATCGCCACGCCCCGTAGGTTCACCCCTGCGGGGTTTTTCTTTGCCCCGATAGTGTCCATCGCCCGCCCGCTTTCCCTTCCTTAGTAGGCCATCCCTTCCTTCGTGCCCCCCCTACCCTTCGCCAGGTTATTTGCATAGCACTCCAAGGTAAGACATCCCATGTCCCACCCTGCGACCTTGCCGGTATCATCCCGAAATCTGTTTCGGGATCATGCGGTCTCAAGATCTTGCATACGCCATACGGAATTCGGAATTCGGAAATCCAGAATCGGAAATCGGGGTACAGGGAAATCTCCATGCCATGAAAGATTACCCTTGACGAGGTGGATCATGGTGCGGTAGGTTGGGTTCTTATGAAACCCCGAGTTCTTGTGGCGTGTGAGTACAGTGGCCGGGTTCGCGATGAGTTCGCGGCCCGAGGCTGGGATGCGTGGAGCTGCGACTTTGAACCCAGCGATACAGTGGGCCAGCACTACCGTGGAGATGTTCGGGATCTCCTCAATCAGCACTGGGACATGATGATCGCGTTTCCGCCCTGCACCTACCTCTGTGGAAGCGGCATGCACTGGACGACTCGTGGTCTCCGCGACCCCAAGCTGACCGATGAAGCACTCGCATTCGTTCATCTGTTACTAAATAGCGGTATCCCCCGTATAGCAATAGAGAACCCAGTCGGTGCTATCAACACACGCATTTGCAAACCGTCCCAAATGATACAGCCGTGGCAGTTTGGTGATAACGCGAGCAAGCGCACCTGTCTGTGGCTCAAGAACCTTCCACCGCTGGTTCCCACAGACATCCTTCCGCTACCCGCTTCGGGGAGGTGGGCCAATCAAACCCCCAGCGGGCAGAACAAACTCGGTCCTAGTCCCACCCGCTGGAAGGAGCGATCCAAGACCTATCCCGGCATCGCCCGCGCAATGGCCGATCAATGGGGTTCCGCTCCCCACACACCATCCAGCAATCAAACGCGATCCTAGACCCCTTCCCGCTCCAGCAATCCACATCCTCCATCCTCCATCCAACCCGATACTTCGCAATCAGTGGAGGGTTATTGAAAAACCGCAGCCGCAGCGGGGGGCGTCAGTCCCCCATAGCGTCGCGGCGTTTGCGGTTTTTAACTCCCTTATTAGAGGGAGTGTAAGTCTCCCTCTAAGGGAGAGTAGCAGGGGGGATGCTAACTTTGTGGGGTGGGATGCAAAATCAACATTCCTTTACATTGACGCGGAAGCCTACACGATGCATTCTGTTCTTGCTATGAGTTATCTCGACAATGGTTCCACGCTTCGGTCGATGTTCCGACTGATGCCCCCGCAACGCCACGATGCCGACCCGGACAAGTCCGAGGTACTGGCCTACATCCGAAAGAATCTTGCCTGTGAGTTGGGTCGGTCGATCCGGGCTTTCAATTCCATGAGGAACAAGAAGTCCCAGGTCATAGTTTATGACATGGTTCATAGGCAGTGGCGTGGTTGTGACTGGGTTCCGCCGGAGGATGAGGATCGGGTGTCGTTGCTCTTGAGGATGGTCAATGACCTGAAGCGTGATGTTGCGTATCTGAAGACCTCGGTGAAGAAGCATGAACGACTCATTGGCCAACTCGAAAGGAAGCGTTCGAGCAAGCGCGGTGGGGATGAGGAGCCTGAGCCAGAGCCTGAACCCGCCATTGATCCCGAGGTCATGGAGGCAGAGAAAAGGGCCTCCGAATGCCGCAAGGCTATGCAGAAGGCCCGTGAAACGATTGAGGATGATGAATGGTTTAAGGCTATGCGCGACGCCTTGGCTGAGGGCGATAAGGCTTCTCCTTCTTCAGCTCCGCTCCCGTGAACGCTAGGGGGTTGGACTCTTCCCACTGGATGCCGGTGGCTGAGTGTTGAAGATTGAGAATGGGAGACGGGAGTCCAATCCTCCCTCCCCGCTTGCAGAAGGCGAGCTGAAACCTTCTAGGCTTGAATTGGCCTACTTCATGGAGAACCGCTATCTCCCGCGCCCAGTTGGCGAGTTCGGAGGAGCCGAAGCCTGAGTGGGCGAGTTCCATAGTGGTGAGTGGTTCTCCGTTCTCCTTGCGCTGAGGCTTGGAGACATGGTGCATCCAGATCCATGCGACCTTGGTCTCGTGGAGGATGGGCTGGAGCTTGTTGCGAAGGAATACGCTGACCTCGGACTGATCGCTGAGGTCTCCGCCGAAGTAGGAGAACAATGGATCGGCCACTATGAGATCCAGCTTTGACTTGTGAATGAACCGGCGGGCGTAGGCTAAGAATTGTTCCCCGGTGCGGATGGTCTCGGTGCGGAACTCCAAGTTCTTCTGGAGCTGGTTCATCTGATCGAGACTGAATCTCTTATGCACCACCCCGCGGAATGCTTCGGCGAGGTCACCTTTGTCGTTCTCGGCCTGGATGACCCCAATCTTCAATGGCTTCACCGGCTTTATCCCGAAGAAGTCGAGGCCGAGGCACCAGCGGATGACGATCTGCATCATCAGGCTGGACTTCCCGATCCCGGTACCACCGCTGACGATCATGGAGGAACCGCGGGTGATCCATCGATTGCCGATCAGGTTATCCGGATCGTTGTCCGGATCGAAGTCCATGAGGTCTTTGACCGTGACGATGGTGGACTGATCCTCATCGGTCTCGCGGGCGGTAAGCCAATCCTCCCATGAGTTTGCGCCTAGGTTAGTGGCCAACAACTTCTGCTGCGATTCGCCCCTCCATGCTCCGGGGAGCCGTGAGAACCGTGATGGGTTCTTGTTCTTCGGATCGATGCCGGGGATGGAGGAATAGATGAGATCCCGGCGAGCATCCCATTCCTTGCGGGATGGAGCGTCCACCCGGACCCAGCCGTGGATGCTCTTGCCCCCGGAGTCGATGAGAACGCTGATGGGCAGACCGGAGTCGCGGAGGAGCTTCTCCTGCTCGGCCTTGGGTTTGTCATCGAACTCTACCAGGACATGGCGGTACGCGCTGACATCGTTGTCTGAGCCGCTGTAGAGGTTGGGCTTGAACGGGTTGATGCGGACGTAGACTCCTTCGGCTCGGTCGGGTCGGAACAGGATGGAGTCGGGGGAATCGAATCGCTTAATCCAATCCTCGACCGGCAGGAACGATCCAGAGGTCATTGGCTTACCGTCCTCGACCTGCTCGCAGATGCAGACCACCTCGGTGGCGGCGAATGCGGATGAGAGGAACTTCTGGAACTCGGAAGCACCAGGTACGGATGTGGGAGTAGGCCGCTTGAAGGTCACACGCGAGAGGTCCATGCCCGCGCTGGTGCTTTGGATCAAGTGGCCCGCTGGTTTGTCGTGGCTCCGGGAGGATGCTTCACGGAGTTTGTGGGCCAGATCCTTGTCGGACCATGGTGGCTGGCAGGATAGGTTCCATTCGGACAACAGGGTCATTGCGTCCCCGTAGCCTAGCTGGAAGCCGTGTACAAGGCCCACGGCGGCGGTGTAGGTGGTTGAATGGCCGTTCTGTCCTGAGACGGCTGGCGGTACTTTGGCAAGCCAAAGAGCCGCTCGTTCGAGCGTTGTCATGTCGTTGATTCGTTGCTGAGTTGGACTGCGGAGGCTATGGCCTGCTTGTTATTACGAACTTGGAGTGGAATTCAGATTCGAGGCGAACGTATAGATTGTCGCCCCGGCGATATATGACTACTGGAGTTCGGAGTTCGGCCAGACGGTACTGAGCGCATCCGATGAGTTCGACGATGATTGCTGGGTTGGTTCGGTTGACGAACCAAGTTCTTGCATCTTCCATTTACGTTGTTCCTTTATTGGGTAAGCGATCCATCCGTTGGCAACTCCCCACGATATGATCCGTGGCGCATCTTCGATGAGCTTACGATTCTCCTCGGTGAGTATGGTTCGTTCTTCTTCGGTTATCTTGGACGGCTTCTTGTTGTTTTCCAACCGTGCTTCGTACCAAGGCTGCTCGTGTCGTGGAGTCTTCATGGGTGAGATAGTTTGGCCAACATACAGTTGCAATAGTTGCCTTTGGTTGCGGCGTTACACTTTGGGTGATGCACCGGATTGGAAACGATGTGTGCTGTCAGATCCTTTGTGATGGTGACGAGTTCCAGGATGCGAGCTGACGCCTCGGCGCATAGAGCGTTGGCTGCTCCATCGACGGAGCAGATCTCGGTGGAAAGGATGTTGAGTGCGTTGACGATGTCGTGTGTTGAGGACTTGTGCATGGATCAGATTTGTTTGTGGATGATGATTCCGTTGCCCTTTGCATCGGTGAGTTCCACTGACCGAACGTCTTCCAGCTTGGCCAGTGTCTTCAGCATCTCGATGGGGTCATGGGCTTGTGCTACGCAGGTGAGGTGGATGTCTCCATCTCCGTGGATGACCTTGAGATTGTCTTTGGTTCGATCCCTTAAAACGCGGATGGTCCGCCCCTCGGAGAGACGGACCACCTTGATCGATTCCACTAATGGAAACGAATGTCTGGTCATATTAACTTGTTGCAGTGCGGACAGGTTTTGATTTTACGGAATTCGATTGGCTGAATCCCGGCCCACGCACAGAGATCGTGGTAACTTCGCAGCCCGAAGTTCTTGTACTTGAACGGTCGAACGTCCCCGGACTTGATCATGGTGATGAGTGTCACTGGGTTGTTGACCTTGAGCTGAGTCATCAGCTTGGTATTGCGAACGCTGAGTCCGTTGGTCCACAGGTTCTTGGATTCCTCCTGCCTATTGTGAGCTTTGAGGACCTGATGAACACGTTGCTTGGACATCTTGAGGGTGTCCCCGATGACTTGGTAGGTGAGACCTTGCTTACGGAGTTCGGTGACCTTCTCGATTGATTCTGTTAGTTTCACTTTTGGTTTACGTTTCTTCTTCGTGGGTGCTGTGACTACCGGAGCGGGAGTTGGATTGCTCGGTAGCGTTTGTTCGCTTTGTGGCACTGCACGCACAGACCGGTCTGAACTGTGCAGCCGCAGCCCAAGCAAGCGGCTAACTCGTGACATAACTGTTTCCATCGTTGTAGTTCCTCTATCGTTTCTTTGTTTTGGTTTTG